GTCCTGTAGCACCTTGCAATCCAGTTGCACCAGTGTTGCCTTGACTACCAGAGTATCCAACAATACCCGTGGCGCCAGTTGGGCCGCCGGCTGGGCCAGTTGATCCAGTTAATCCTTGAGTTCCTGTGGCGCCTTGTGGTCCAATGGCACCCGTTGCACCAATTGGACCTGTTGCCCCAGTAAGGCCTTGTCCACCGGGTATGCCAGTGGATCCTTGGCTACCTGTATATCCGTCGGGTCCTGTTGCGCCCTGGAATCCACGGGGACCAGTGGCACCAACGCCGCCTGTATCGCCTTTTTGTCCTTGGCCACCTTGTAAGCCTCTTTCACCTTGACTACCAGTTAAACCAGTTTCCCCTCGGCTACCTGCAAAACCTTGTGGGCCGGTTGCGCCTCCAGGGGTACCAGTATCGCCTTTGCTACCTGTGAATCCCACACCGCCGGCACTGCCAGTATACCCACCCGCTGTACCGGCTGCTCCTGGAGCGCCTGTATCACCTTTACTGCCAGTGAATCCACGACCACCTGCAGGACCCAACGGGCCCGTTGAGCCAGACGGACCTGCCAAGCCGGACGGTCCGCGATCTCCTGTTATTCCACGAGCTCCTAGGCCTGCGGGGCCAGTTGCACCCATTAAACCTAATTGTCCTGTCAATGAGAAAGTCCAACTATTAAATGTTCCTGTGCCGTATATAGTGTCCACGTTGACAGTGATAGAACTAACACTGACGATCCATACTGTTCCCTCAACCCAATTTGTTCTGTTGGCAATCACCCTGACGCGACTACCCACGGCAAAAGCACCTGTAGCGTTTACTGTCCAAGTTTGGGTACCAGGTCCCATTCTTAGCACCGACGAGCTGGTAACCCCTTCATAACCTGTTAATGTTGGCATCTTAAATCCTCTTATATCCTGTATTTAGCCCAGTTTTTCCCAGGCTGTTGTCAATTGATTGTTTAATTCCCATATCAATCTCTCAATTAAAGCTGAACATATCCCCAATTAACTGTTTGATTGGACCCACTGTTGTTGGTGATACCAAATGTAAATACATTAGCAGTTGTAGTACTACCTACAGCATTACTAATAGTGTTCACAGTTCCAACAAACTGCGTAGGTATTGCTGTAAGCACCAATGCATTACCGGCTGCATAATACCAACCATAACTACTGCCTATTACTGGTACATTGGTATTTGTAACAACCGCTGTAGCAGTATATGTAACAATACCATTTGGAATATTTCCTCTAACCCATATTGAGTAAGTACCATTTATCGGTACTGTAAGACTCACTGTGTTAGCGCCAGGTGATAATGTCCAAGACCCTGTTGTTTGTGTAGCGACATTCGAAAGTTGGCTACCATCACCTACAAATTTAACTGTTGATGCCGTTTGCGTAATACTACCAATGTTTGTGCCAGCCGCATTAAGGAAGTTAATGGCAGTGGTGTTATCGGTAGTCGGTTGTAGTATTAAACCATATTGGGTGAAACCACCTGAATATTTGACCCCTAATTCTGAGTAATATCCAGTAACTTGTGAATATCCGCCTAATAGACTAACGCCGCTCACGTCCAGGGAAGCCAGTGTGCCAACTGAAGTTAAACTACTAGCAGTTACACCGCTGGCCAATGTTGTACCAGTTATATTTTCGGCTGCAACTGATCCAGCTGCACCTGTATCACCTTTTGGGCCTTGTATGCCTTGTGCGCCTGTGGCTCCAGTTGCACCAGAGGATCCAGTTAATCCAGCAGAGCCGGTTACTCCTTGTGGGCCTGTTGCACCAATATCTCCTTGCGGACCTGTATCACCATCTGCTCCGGCAGTACCGGTTACTCCTTGTAGTCCAGTTGCACCTTGTAGTCCAGTTGCACCTTGTGGTCCAGTTGCACCTTGTGGTCCAGTTGCTCCTGTATCCCCTTGCGGGCCCGGTTCGCCCTGTGGGCCGGTTGCACCAATATCTCCCTGTGGTCCCGGTTCTCCGGCAGCGCCCGGTTCACCTTGTGGCCCAGTTGCACCGCTGGTTATTAAATTAGTATTGTCTGTTAAGTCAGCTAAGTCTGTAGGAATAGTTGGCTTGTTAGCAAGATCTAGATAGTCTGTTTGTAATCTAATTCCAGCACCCAAGTTTCTCCAATAAGTAGGATCACCTACTGCGGTGTATTGACTTTCGCTGTCAGCAATAGATTGATAGATATTCCCACTATCAAAAACTAAGTCACCTATTAGGTATCTGTTTCCTGTGCCAAGATTGTGTAAATTATTCCATTGCGGCGCTTGTAAAATCTGTGCCGCTGGCTTGTTAATCAAGTCATTATAGTCGCCACTAAATCCGCCGCCTAATATGCTGTTGCCATCACTACCTTTAATAGTACCGCCGGCTGGTAATGTTAAGTTACCATCTATACCAAAATTCCAAGAATGTATATAACTAGCAGGATATGTATATACACCTGCAGGAGCAACACTGCCAAGCGGAGGATTAGTGTTCCACTGTGCCAATGGTACATTTAATGTTCCAGTGTTAACATAAAGTGCTTGACCAAACCCGGGAACATAAATTCCATACCCGCCAGTAAACTCTATATAAGGATCACTGCCCGAGTTATAACCGGCCGGTAACCAAACTAAATTTTCCTGCCCAAAGTCTCTAGTGTAGGTTAAATTCACTGCGCCAAAATCTGCACCATTGATAACTATTGTAGTTGGTGGTTCTGTTGGTAGAGATTTAGTTACAATAGATATGTTATTATCAGTCTGACCAAGTACATTACCTGGCACAGTTAAATTACCATCTGTGTCAAACGCCCATTGACGTTCTCCGCCTGCTTCAATATTAGCCTGTCCATTTTCTACCCAAATATAAGCACCGTTGTCATCAGACAGTTGAGCGTAACCGCTGGAATTTATGTCTACTCCTGTGCCACTGGAACCAATAATATCGCCATTGAACGTAATATTACCTAAATTAACGCTTTCACCGCCGCCTAATATGCTGTTGCCTGTACTGTCCAAAATATCCCCTTCGGGAGGCAGATGCAGTTTACCAAATACATCAAAGACCCAACTATTCTCACTGGCCGTAAGTTTAATAGCACCGTTGGAATTAATTGTTGAAGGATACTCTGGAAGCTGACTTGCTAGTAAGTCGGCAGTCCATCCAGCCGGGCCGGCTTGTACAACATCAGCTAATCCAATTTCTAAATTATATCCGAATAGGTGATGTACTTGGTCGTCAAAAGTAAAAGCGTCATCTGACTCGTATCCTGGATTATCAACTTGCGGAAAAATCTGATTTAACTGTAGTTCTGCTGTTCCGTCGGCATTTCGAACAAGCTGTCCTTGTATGACCCACGGAGCACCCGACAATGTTAATGATGCCTTGCCTGCCCGAGGAACAAAGTTAGCTGACGATAATGTTAATGTAAAAATCCCACCTTGTGGTACTGGCACATCTATACTTCCGTCTTGTTTAAAATGCCAAAAAGGTCTTGGGCCCGTAGCATTGGGGCTAATCCAAACTTCTCCGTTTTGCGAGCTTAATATTAAAGGATATGGATCTGTACTTTCAGAATCTGATGGGATTGCACTAAACTCAACACCTGATAGAAAAATTTTACCTCCATCCCGCTCTGGAAATGACACGGATGAAATAATGCCGTCAGTTTCTAAAACAAGTTCATATTCGCCGTTGGTTAACCTATCAGTGCTGGTGCTCACTGTACTGTCTGTTAGGGCTATTAAGTTACCGCCAGGTGTAATACCGTCGTGTATTCTAAGGGCTTTTAGGCCAGTATCCACAGTTACCTCACCTAGCGGACCTACATAATCCGCGCTGACTGCTGTGTTACCTCTTTTAAGTAAGACTTCTCTAATGTTAATGTTGGCTATTGTCATTTTATAAATCCGGCGTCTAATGTGCTTACGTCAATACCTGGTTGTACTTCCACCTCAGAATAGTAGCCCGGTAATACTTCAAGATCCAATGGCACACCATAATTGGCATCTATATACAATGGTTGCTCAGTGTTGTCACTTAATTTGATTAATTTAAATGTTAATTTATAGAATCGCTGATCCAGACTGTCTACGGTAAATTGATCCAGTATAATTTTGCCGCGACTCAAATTGACATTGTCAAATTCAACGGCATAACTCTTGATGGTAACTTTATTTGTTGGATCCTGTATGTCTGCCTGCACGGCATAGCCGCTGACAGAAACAGCTTTGTTGTCCTGGTTGTTAACCAATACTTGGATAGGGTTGTCTACCCCCTGATATATTTTTATAGGTCTACTGTACACAACTCGTGCCCTCAATTTGTAAAAGCCGATGTCCATTATTTGAACCTCGGCAATATTAGGATATAAATATGTTTTGACTACTTGCATTTTACATATTTAGCGCCAAATCGTGGAAGAACCTGATATCAAAAAACTACTAGAAAAATACCCTTTTATAAGTTATCTAACTTATGGGGGCAACGATTACATCGGCATTATACAAAATGTTGACGACATTGTCACTACTATCTACGACTTTAGTGCGTTGAAAAGTGAAGATCAAAAGAAAAAGTACCTAGAATTAGGTGACCAGTGGTGGTGGGAAAGCAATAGGCTAATACCTATTAATGTATTTCTAAAGTCAGACTGGACAGAGTTCAGAGTTTGTTTAAAAACAATGAACAGCAAAGACGTTAAAATACAGTTTGGGCCCTACGTCAGCCTTAAAGAAATTGCCAGCAAACGTAGCAAACGCAGATCAATTACCCTGGTTCGCAAGATCGGATAGTAGATTCATATGCACTGTGACAAGATGTGCATAGGCCACACTGTGGGATTTCTTAAAATAATAAACGTCATCCGCGGGTTTTTCCCAGACCGTCTTGGCGACTTCTCGCCAGTTCAGACCAACGAGTCCACGTTTACCTGGCCTAATTACGGCTAAGAACATAGCCATACGCCCAATGGTGTTAACTGCCTCGGGCATTTTAATCAGCGTGTCGTAGTGGTTTCCAATGTGAATTATCTGGCTACAGAATTCACGGTCATAGAGTTTATCCCACTCCGGCTCCTGTTGCATCAATTCCATTAGATGCTCTTCATTTTTAACTTTTGAATATATGCCCACATTAAGAAAGTCCAACTTGACGTAGCCACGTTCTTCTGCTTGATTATAATCCAATGTAGCAGTATTAGACATAGCATCGCTAGGAACATCTGTTACATAAACGCCAGTGTTGTGTGTTTTAATTTCCCCATTACGAATAATGGCCGCAGGAGTATGTTGCACTAAACGTAGTGCCTGTGTTCGATCTGCAAAATCTATATCAATGTCACTTTTAAACTTCATCATCTATCCATTTTAATCTGTAAAAGGTCGATAACTCTTCTTGTCTAAACCTAAAAAGCACATAGCTAGGCTTTGTTGGTCCAGAGAACCTATCCTGAATGCTTGGATTGAAAGTAAATTCAAAATCTGTTCCTTGTATGTAGCCAGCGTCTCTAAGCTCTTGTACCAATGTTAATGTTCTACTTGCGTTGGCAACAATCTTAAGATTGGTCATAGCCCAGCTACTTTTAATATCTCTCTGGTGTCCAGTTGATCTGCCAAATACTCTGTAAACTTACGTTGCCAAAAGTCTGTGTCGATCCAGGGCATAATTAGTATAACTTGTTCCTCATTGAGATTGTCCAGGAATTCTACACCACTGTCACAGTTGTACACCACCCAAGGACTAATACGCCCTGTGACAATATGATAGCATATTCTGTTGGTATTGCCATAGCGGAAGTAGTCAACGAACCCATTCTTAAGTTCTGGGCGATCTTCTGCATAGTCTCGCATTTCCTTGATGCCACGTTCCAGTGCATCTCTGTAATTTTCTTTTTTTAGATAATCTGACAGCCACTCAGAGTAAAACTCATCCTTGCACCAGTGGTCTAATTTTTTATTGTTCTTAAGTAACCAGTCAATGAAATGTGCTGGGCTAACACAACGAATGCCCACTAGGTGACGTCCAAACTTAACAAAGGCATTATAGTAAGGACTGCTGGCAAAGTCATCATAGCTCTTTAACTTGGCACTGCCCTGTGTTACTTCATAGAAGCGCAGGTAAGCACGAAGTCCCAATTGTACACCAGTTTCATTTTGCTGTTGGTGTCTTCTCTTGGCTTCGCACAGATGTGCTGTCAATGTAGACTCTTTGCGAAACTCCTTTTCGCAGTATCTACATTTATAGCTCTGACTTAATTCGCTTGTCGTCCCATCCATATTGTCTAGCCAAGTTTTTAAGATCATCTTTACTGTTAAGTCTTGTGAGTAGCTCAATTTCGTCCGGCTTTGCTAAAGGATATATTTCTGTTAAAAATTTAACGGCTTTGTTGTCTTTTTCTGCTTTCTTGGCACCTAGCCAATAGTGCTTTTGACTTCCCATACCAGGGCTGGTAGTTGTACACAATAGCCACTGTAATTTCTTATGCTGGGCTGTGCTAATATCAAAAAAGTTTACATTGACACGTTCGTTGGTGGCACGTAGGTACCAGGCCTGCAAGTCCGGATGCCCATCAACGCTGGCACTGTAGCGTAGCATTAGATAGGGGCTAAACTTCTTCTTGTCTTCAGCATCTAGGCTGTCGTAGAAGTTTCTATCCTTACTGTCCAATGCACGTAGCTCACTGTTTAACGTCATCTTTTCGCTCATTACCAAGCCTTACTAAAATCTACTACTTCGCTTAATCTACTAATTTCTTTTACACAAAATACACACAGGCTTTTCTCTGTGTTTGCTTCCAAAGGTATTGCCAATAGCTGTCCGGGTTTAAGTTTTGGAAAGTACCATTTAACGTCTTGATAAATGTCTACAATTTCCACTGGATAGAACTCTGGCCTAAATCCTGTTAAAGGATTAAAACAAAATACGCTGAACCCTCTGTCATTGATGGATGTCAGTGGAACAACTTCTAAGTCTCCCATATCCTTTTCCCCGATCAAGATGTGCCAATCCACTGGCATCTTAATTGTATGCTCTCCTATCTTGAGTACCAAAGCAGGACTGTTAAAGCTCTCAAGAAAGATCAACGGAATATAAAAGTAATCCGGCTCTTTAGGGTCGCTGTTGTCTAGCACACAGAACCTCATATCCTCAACTTCGTCGGGGATTTCGTTCATCTCATATGCTATGTTATCTAGTGTTAATATTCTCATTTATTGCCATTCTATTTTTTCAACTGTAAAAGGATAACCAGCTTCTTTGTAAAAAGTTTTGCGTTTAGTCAAATGACGTTTAGCAAATTTACAAGTACTGGTTATATCCCAAATCTGTACAAAGTCTTTGTCCTCGGCTTTTCTTATGCCGCGACCAATGCTTTGAATAACTCTAACAAACGACTTCCCAGGTTCCAACAGAACCAGGTTAAAGATGCGAGGAATGTTAATACCAACAGCCGCGATACCGTACGTGGCAATCGCGATCTTTCCGTCTGTGACTGCGAACTCATCATATTCTTCCTTTCGAGCTTTTGCTTTGGTAGCACCGGATAAAAATACTGCCCGGTCTCCTAATTTCTGGGCCAACAGCTTGCCCGTGGCCACACGGTCTACTAGAACCAATGTGTTTCCAGTTTCATTTACTCTGTCCACTAGAGACGACAAATAACCCATCCTGGCATCTGTTTCCACTAGATATTTTAATTCTGTTTGGTAGTTGTTGTATTCAACATAGTCTACTAATTGTACTACATTTACGTGGCATTGAGCAAGATGTCCTGCGTCCTGCAATTCCTTTGCAGCCAGCCTGCCCACAACATTGCCTAGTCCACAATAGATAGACTGTGCCGCATAGTCCTCTTTGGGGATGGTTCCAGTTAAGCCCCAACGAATTGGTACTTGTGCAAACACGCCAGTGAGCAAGGTTTTAAGTGCATCTGCCTTGGCCATATGCACCTCATCAACCATAATACAGACTACACCTTCAATGAACTCGCCAATGGTCACATTGGCCTCGTGGTTCTTGGTATCTTTGAGCAGATTATTTAGACTCTGCCAAGTGCAAATAGTATGGGTCTTGTTGTATTCTTTACGGTCGCCAAAGTAAACACCAACATCCAAGCCTAGGTTAATGTAGTCTGCTTCTGTCTGCGTTACCAAACTCTTGTTGGGCACAATAACAATGCTTCTGCCGTATTTTTCCACACTTGCCGACAGCGCCGCAGTTATCAATGTTTTACCTGCACCTGTAGCAATCTCTTGTACGCTCTGTGGATTGGCTAGAAATGTATTGACAATCTCAAGTTGATAGTCTCTAAATAAGATAGGCTCACTGACCTTGGGATGTCCTTTGGGCCAAGTATGTTGGGCAAAGGTATCTTCTTTTATTTCATCGAAGCTAAAGGTAGTAGTGTAATCTCTAGTATCTTCTATTTCAATGTCGTATCCTTCTTTTTCCAGATACGGAAGAATCTCTGGCAGTAAATTTATATAGGTGCTGCCACCTAGTTGGAAGAAAGCTACCTTGCCATCCCACCGGCCAAGCCTGACACTGGGTTGGTACCTAGCACCAGGAATCTCATACTTAAACTTATTAGATAATGTCTTTCGATCAGCTAAGTTTAGTCCTTCGATTTTTACATTGACTTCGTCTTTAATTAATAACTTCGCCAGCAATTGTTTTGGCCTCTCGGTTTAATGTGGTAGCTGTGTAGTACACAATCTTCTGGGCACTGTGGAGCATAGCTTGTTTCTCGTTGCCGTAAAGCATAGCATTGGTGCTCACTAGAATAGGAACAGGGTGAGCCCAGGCACGCTTCAACTTTGTAAAGTATACACACTTTATACCAGTGAAGTCAACCTCTGCAACTCGTTTAGACATATCAAGAAGCTCTTCTTCTTTAATATGTTTTAACATAGCGTCTTTAAGTTTAAACGATGTATCTGGTTCGTATATACATATTGGCCAACGCCCTGTGATTTTGGCATACTTTAGCAAACTGGCGATAAACTCTTCACCAGTGCTTAGTGCATCGGTGCGCTGTACGTGCGACTCCCTGTTAAACATAATGCCCGAGACTATAGGATCAAATTCGTTTTCAACACATTGCTGAATATCCCTATGCACAGAGTAACCGAGTACGGGTGCATAGTCTACCAATTTGATAAAATTATCAGCCACCAGGCCTCCCAGGTTATCATCAATGTACTTACGCAACGTATCTTCTGCGTTGGCAATGTCAACGCCGTTGTTTACTGCAACCAGTTCGATTTTATAGTCAGTCTTTTCGCAGTCAAGAATCAATTGCATCAAATTTTGAATTTCTTCTGATATGGTGAATTGATGCTCTTGTCCAAATACCACAGACCAATTTATGTTATGTTCAGTTAATCCTAGTTCCCAGATTTTTTTGTCCCTGTCAAACTTAAAACTGCCTGCACCGACCTTGGAAGCTGACGTAACTGCATTTACCAATGCACTCTCATAAGGGAACCTCAACACAATTTTGTTATCCGTTAAAGAAATACTGCGGGTACGGTCAATAACACGTAGAGCATTTCGAAACTGCGGATTTTCCACACTTGGCGCAACGTCCACACCTTTGCCGGCAAACTGTCTTTGGTATTTGGCAACCAATTTAATAGCCAACTCTCCTTGCCTGTCGGTGAGTCCGGTATTGTTGGAAGTTTGTTGTGCCATACTGCTTACAATGTTAACATCATATCTGGCTAAATTAATTTGAGCAGTGGCTGGGGCAAAGAGGCTTCCGAACCCAACTTTGGAGCCCGGAAGAGACCGTATATTAGCCATTACTTCAATGTAGTCTTCAATGTAGGGTAAGGTAATCATAACGTATGTTACACTATTTAAAAAATAAAGTCAAAAAAAGACCCGCCGAAAAGCGGGTCAAAAACAACTGCGGTGTGTAAAAAAGGAGCTAGACAAACACCGCAGTTGGTACTTCACCGATACGATTTATCAGCAATGGTGTCGGTCAAGGCTGCCACTGTCTGAAACTGATCCCAGGCGGCCTTGGCGGCCACGTTGTTTTCAATATCTTCATCGATGAGTATAGTCTCCAACCAAACTTCCGGTCGGCGACTCGGACGTGCGCCGAACTTACGTGGCTGGTGGAATTTACCTTGTTGCCATAAGTCAATGCTAACTTGTCGGTACTTGGTTTCGTCTTCGTCGGTGGTACCATACCATTCCGGATTAGTAAGACCCAATCCACGGATATGTGAACCTCCTGCATAACCTTCCCAAATGCCGGTCCACTGTGCGTCATCTTGTGGGTCAAAATCGGTGCGGGCAATAATAACCAAGACGTCATTGATGTCCACTTTGCCGTCAACGATATCACGCACACATCTGCTGTAACTTAGTCCAATTTTCATACTGTTATCTATCCTATTGTGTTAAGTTCTTCTTGCTTGAGCATACGAATCAATTGTCTGTTACGCTCGTCCTGTTCCTTCTTGGCACGTTTCTTAACATCTGAAACACTTATCAGCAGGTCGTAATCACGTGCCCATTGCACACCCTGTAACCAACGCTCTAGTTCACTGAGTGAGCCTGAGAATAATTGTGCGTCACGACTGTATACTGGCAGTTGGTCATCACGTGGAAATACTGCAACCACATCACCAAATTCTTTATAGTGGCTGTGCTTGTCAAATCCCCAACAAAAACCCAATGCGTGGAGTTGTTCTTCCAGTGACTTGATCTTTTTAACTAGATTGTAACCGCTCACTTGGGTTCTCCTACTACTGTAAAGCCTGCCTCGGCTTGTTCATCTGCTTCGTACTCTGTTTCTACAGAATACAAATATAAATCGCCATCCCACACTTGATACATTTTATATTCCTTTATCGAAAGGGACTTATTGGCATTGCCCTTACGCACACTGCAGGGGTTATTCTTCTTCGTCTTCGGTGTCGTCTTCGGCCATCATTTCGGTGATGCCAAATGTCTCGTCAAGTTCTTTGGGCAATTCGGCCAGCACTTCATCAATGCTCAGATCGCTGTATTCGTAATAGTCATCTTGACCATCTTGATACTTGCCTGCAAAGGCCATACCAGGTTCGTTGTACATAGCATCAACTTTAAACCCAAGGTCTTCAAGTTTTTCGTATGCGGCAATTGGAGGAGCCCAGGCGGAATCAAAATAAACTACTATAGAGTTTTCTTTGATTTCGTTGATGCCAACGTCGTTGCCCACGTCCCACTTGGTGCCCCATTCGTTGACGCAAAAACCATACCAGTCACTGTAGCCATATTTCTCTACCAGTGCTTCGTTAGTTGAGTTGTTGGCAACGGCATCACGCAATTCTTCTGGTACTGGAATAAACTCATCCAAGAATTGGCCTGCAACAAAAGCATCCAGTGCCCGCTTAACCATCTTAGGGTCCTCGTGCTCAAGGACCAGTGTGTTTGAACACCAATTAGGCATAGCTTACTCCTTAGAAGTAATAGTAGACTTAAACAAGATACCACACAAGAACGAGATGCCCCAGGCCTGCAACCAAGTAACTGGTTTAGTCACGGTAACTGCATCAACCAAACACTCGTTCCACAGCATATACACTGGCCAACTTAGCAAGAAGCTAAGAAAGACCAGAAAAACAATGCCACCTAGTACAATCAAAAGTTTATCCACACTTGTCTCCTTAAGCGGACTTCATACAGGTTGTCTCAGCCATACGCATCCAATTGCCAGGAAAGCTCTTACGCAGATCCGCAATCTTGAGCGCCATACGCAAGGACATCTCACGCAATTTATTTTTATTGACATTCATAAAGTCAATAATGCTGTCTTGCGTAACTTGGTCAAACTCGTAGTCCTGGAACAAGATGCCATCGTTGGCAATCTGTTTGATACGCAGGATCTTGTCACGCATAGTGTCCAAGGTCAAGTCCAAGTAGTGGCAACGACTTTGCAAGGCGTCCAAGTGGTCACGCAACTTCTGTGACTTCATTGCATCAAACTTAAGGTTGGTGATAAAGATCACACTTCCTTTAAACTCAAATTGATCTGGGATGCCTTCACGGCGCAGGGTGCTAGACTCTGACAACCAAGAAATCTTACGCTTCTTGCCTGAGTCCAGGGCGCCTTTGAGCAGGTTCAAACAGACGTCGTCCAGCAAGATGCTGTCACAGTCGTCAAACACCAGGACACAATTAGGGTCACTGTATTTGTACAGAGCTTGGTACAGGCCAATTGGAGTGGCGCTACCTTTGACAACTTCTGCACGGAGTTTGCGTCCGGCAATGGTATCAAACAGGCAAGCCTTTTCAATCTCTTGCTCCACGCCATAGCTCTTGCCAACGCCAGGAGGGCCACTGACAATCATAGCACGGATGTCACCTGTGGTAGCGGCTTTGGTCATCTCTGTAAGAATCTCAAAACGCTCACGGATACGGGCCATAGCCGCATCCTCGGACTCTGTGCTCTCAACATCAACCTTGGCAGACTCGGGCACAAAGTCACCGCCCACAAACTCGTAGGAGGCAATGCCGTCTACCTTGACGCGGATTTCCTCAGGGAACCCAGGAAACTTGCCACTGTTCTTAACAGTAACATAACCGCCTTTGGCAGTCTTTTTGTATTGTTCAACTAGCTCAAACGTCATACCAGAAACGTCTGTGGTACGGTATGCGCCGCTACGAACACGAATAAATGCTTGACTCATTTACTAGCTCCTTTTTGTTTAATATGTGTATATTATAGCACTGAACGGGCAGGGTGTCAACCAAAAACCTTACTTTTTTGCGGGTTTTTTTGCCTCTAATTGGGCAATTTTACCACTGTATGCCGTGCCTGCTTTGTGGATTAGCCCAGTTTTGGTGTATGTAATAGTGCCACCGGTGCTGGATTGTACAGTTTGCGACATAGTGTCCTTTGTTGTTTAAGTGTTGATTATAGCACAAAATAATAACCTTGTCAACCGAAGGGTTATTAGTACTAAAGTATTACTCGCAGAATTCGTAGATCTTAACGCTAGGATCCAACTGTAACAGTTGTCGTGCTACAGTGGTCAATTCACGATAGCGACGGTTAACTTCTGCCCTGGGCAGTTCACCATCGCAGGTCAAGTTTTCAGGGCTCAAAGCAGAGTCAATTTGACTGGCCAAACGCTGACGTCCTTGGGCAGTTTTGACTTCAAACTGCTCACCTTTAAACATAGCGTTCCAACGATTTTGTCGTTCAATGTAGGCATTAAGTGCTTGCATCTTTGCTCCTTTTGTTAACGTATGCCCAAATTATAGCACATAATAATAACCCTGTCAACCGAAGGGTTTTGTTGTTTTTTAGCCACAAAAAAGCCCCTTTCGGGGCTTTTTTTGACGTTACACAATGACAGCGTAGCGTGGGCTGTTTAGAGTCTGCATCATCACTGACACAGGGTCCAAACTTTCTGCCGCCAAGATTGACTTCATAATGCTTGGGCTAAATCCGGAGACCAGCGCAACACCCTTCTTGTCAAACTTAACAGGCACGTTGCCTTGACGTGCGTTCAAATTCCAGAACACAATGTTAGGAACACTGTATCCTGCTTCTACGAACTTGCGTTCGATCATTTGCATTGCACTGTCATCGTGATTGGTACACGCATTGAATTCCATATCAGACATAACCAAGATATACTTGGGCATATCTTTGGCCGCAACATTGCCCTTGACTGCATAGGCCAGGATCTGTTCAAACGCACCGTGAAGGTTAGTTGACATATCCCAATCTGCACGTTGCAGTTGGTTCAGCTTGTCCAACAGGTTGCCCTTAAGGACTTGCAACTTTGGCTTGGTGCTGAAAGTCAAGAACATATCCTTGAATGGACCAGTGTTCTTGTCTGCTAGGTACAAGCCCAGGCTAACGCAAACATCCATACAAGTCAAGTTCTTGTTTCCGCCAACCGGAGTTGACATAGAACCAGACACGTCACAAACTGGCAGAACCAATTCGTCGCCAATGTAGTTAGGCAAGGCATTCCATTGTGCTTGAATCACAGTGTCATCACCGCCAAAGCCACGGCTCTTGATCACGTCATATGGGTAAACTGCCGCGGCGTTAACCTTGGCTTCACCAGTGACCAACTTGGCCTTGTAGGCATTGTAGCCTGCTTCGTCGTGCTTCTTAAAAGCCTTTTGGTAACGAGCCGCGGCCAATGAAGGCACGTGGCTGTAGTTAATTTCGGGCCATTGGTTAGCACACATCTTGCTTTCAACCACGTTGGTCAATTCAACCAAGCTCTTACGGTAGAACTTTGGGCTCATACCATAGAAGTTACGGATCTCAACAGCAATAGGACCCTGACGTGGCATCCACTTAGCGGCCAAACCGTTGCGTTCACGCAGAGCGTTACCAATCAAAGTAAACGCTAGGGCTTTTACTTCCTTGGTGTTAAAGATCAGCAAGTCGTCCCAACGACCGAATTCAGCCACGTGGGGCAGAACACGTTCCAGAACTTCTGGGTAGTTCTTTTCAAGGCCGCGCAGAATGTTACGTACAACTTCGCGTTCACCGGCACCACCGCGAACATCACGAGCCCACATCAATAGACGCAGGGCCAGAGTTTCATCCTGCTTAAGAGCAGTGATAAATTGCTTTGAGAGATCCTTACCACGGCTTGCACCGATGGTGAAGAACAGGTCCACAAGGGCGTTCTTGCTAGAATCAAAAGTCTTCATACCGTTAGCGGTACGAGTTTCCATTTGAACAGTGGAGACTGCATCAACAAAAGAGTTCATCTTTTTTCCTTTCAGGTTACGTTTTACTAAAAAATGCTGTATATAACCTATACAACTGGATGGTTGTGCCAATTTGTTTATTTTCTGGTCTGGCCAATTACGGCACCCAGACCCTATCAACGATTCACGTTGACTATCTAAACTTGGTCTGCGTTAGAAACATAGTACGTCTTTCCATACTGTCGTCTATTCCTTGAGCGTCTATTTCTAGAACAGTATTTCTACTGTGTCCTGCGACCGCCGTCTATAGCAATAGTTCAGAGTATTTTTTAAATTGCTGTACCCATCCGGGGTGTTTCAACAGGTAAGTTGCCTACTTTTTGTTTTTATCGAGGAGACTTATCGAAACTCCTCTAGCCAGATTGTCTTCAACTATAACCTTCAAAGCCCGTCAAGGCTCCAGCTATAATCAACTCACTAGCAATTCATAGTAATATGAATGTTGCTGTACCTTACCTTAATTCTTACAATAGCTCTATTGTATATGAAAAGTTATTCGGAGTCAACTACTAATTTGTCCGAAATGTTCCAATTTTCGGGTGGTTCTGCCCGATTTGGATGCGATGGGTATCTGCGTTCCAACCAATCCAACTCGGTTCTAGCCGGGTTTGGTTCATACCAACCATTGCTACCATCGTATACTTTGATAATACTGTAAAAGTATTCTTCAAACATCTTGGCCACTTTTTCCATTGAAAAGTTGGCCACTGCCCATTCACGGCAGTTCCTTGGGTTGATACGCCAGATGTTTTCGGCGGCCCAGGTAAAGTGCTCAAAGGTCCTGCAACGATAACCGGTAAGACCGTGTATGTTGCATTCGGCAAAAGCACCCCAATCGGTGGTAATAACAGGCGTGCCGGATAGCATAGCCTCTACGTGTACTCCACCAAAGGGTTCGTTGTAGGTAGTAGCGGCAAACAATGCCCGTGCACCACCCATTAATTTTTTGCGCTGTTCTAGGTCAGCGTGACCCACGTATTCAACGTGAGCAGGAATGTCTGCGTAGCCCATTTCTGCAAGACTACCTTGGCCAGCAATCTTTAACTTGGCGCCAATCTTTTCTGTGGCCTGAATGGCGATGTGTACACCTTTGTGTTCACCAATACGGCCCAGGCACAGATAGTAATCATCCTTTTCTTCGCGATACTCAAACTCACGTAGATCAAAGTAGTTGGGAATAACAACGTCATACCAGTTTAAAATGTTACTACGGGCAACACTGTTTAGACCATAGTAGGCATTGTAAGTACTTTGACTTTCAAATACTTTATACTTGGCGTGATGTCCGCTAGGATAACCAATACCGGGCTCCACGATCAACATATCAGGATGTGCATCGGCAATGGCCTTGTGTCCCCAGCCCCAGAAACAAAGCAAGAAATCATTCTTTTGCTTACGCAGACCAATTTCACGGATAGCGTTTTTGTAAAACTCTTTGTAGGCAGCATCTTCTAAATCAAATTTAAAAAAGTTCTTGTGCCAGTTGTATTCGCCATAGGCTTCAAACAATGCTTTGTCATTGGTTACCGATACCATTTCATCGCAGACTACATCGCTCTTCTCGTGGCCATAATGGATAATGGTGTGCCCACGTGATTTCATCATTTCGCAGAATTTAACAGCCTTTTGTGTAAATGCACAGGCTACATAATCTTTATTTGAAATGGTATGCGGAATACCAAGTACGTGGAATCGAAATTTTTGTGACATATTAGAATAAATCCGTTAGATTGATATGAAGGTTCCAGCCCAACATTAGTGACCAAAACATAGCCCATTCGTATTCTGTATTTTTATAGCATCGATTGGCCATATAGGCCGCCAGTATAGTTAGTAGGAAGGTGATCATTACTGTTATTTAATTATAGTTCTAGTATGGCAAAAAATTCATTTGTCCCAAACTGTGTTTCAAATATGGCCAGCACTTTCCAAGGTTGCAACCCCAGTGCATACAACGTTTGTACGCTATGGGCAAAGCTGTTAGGAGTAAATTGCCAGGCGTGTGTGTCCACATACTGATCTTTGAGCTTGTCCGCTTGTGCCATAAGATCTTTAACTTTAGCGATCCATTCAGGCGTTATGTCTTGCTCGTAGGGATACGGACCATTGTCGTTTTGCCAATGTTGGAATGGATTATTGTGTGCTCTGTACAATTCCGTTTGTAGGAACTTTGCATACCGATTGCGCCGTATACCATCCCAATGTGCGCCAATCATTTCAGTGACAATACTAGGTGCTTGAAAATGATCAAAGCAATAACGTTTATCGGGCACCGCCAAGAAGAACTTAGTTTCCTGACCGACGGCTACCGCGGCCATTTCCTTAAGATGATTGACAATGTCTGGTTGGTGTTCAATGTTGTGACTGCTAAAAATACAATCAAATTTCAAATCTGTAGTAAAGGTGGGACGAGCCTCGGGAGCAATTATAATGTCGATCTGGTCCGGGATCAACGATTCATCAATCTGACCGTATTTGTGTGCGTTGGCACGAATGTCTTCTATAGAAGAAATATCTGCATAGGTTACATTATAGTCAGGGCGACGAAACTGTGGCTTGGCGTAAGGACCAACTTCCAATAGTTTTGCACTAGTTGGAATAGTGTTGGCAAATTGTTCTCTGGATATTGGGGCTAGAAAGTTCATAATTTATATGCTGATTCGGGGTAAGGGTAATGATAGTGAAAACCTGTGTATTGTTTGCCCGGGCTATTAGATATTTCATAATAGTTGGGCCGGCCAGAACCTATCCAGGCCTCGTGGTCAAATTTAAACTGTGCATTGTCATAGGTGTAGCCTGTGAACTCACTAATTGGACCAGGCAAGGGCAACTTAGGATCGGGTAGTTGTCGTAGTTGTTTAATGTAATCACCACGTGCCCACCAAAAGTTTCCGCTGTAATGTGGCCAGTGATTACCTTCGGGACTAGTGGTATAATTAACACCTGACGTGTCGTAACCTTGTTCGAGCATTTCAACGTTGGCACGCCAGTTATCTATGTTCCAATATTCTAGGAACCGTCGCCAGTCTTTGCTGGGACCAGTGTTTCTACTTACGCCTTTAAGATGAAAATAGAATACTGCACAATCGGGGTCTTTGGTAACTTGTTCTTGTAAAAAAGTCAGTGTAGGATATTCACATTGGTCAACGGTATCACTGACTGTTACAAATCTAACGTTGGTACAATCTTGCAATAACTTTATACTGTCAATGAAGTTGACAATGTTTCCATTTACGCAAACAAACACAACTTCGGCTGACTCAAGCAATCGACTGTTGCGTAATCGATATATCTGCTCATTGGCAATAACGGTGGCACTCGGCAAGTCTGCCCAATGCATAAACAGTTTAATCCGCAACGGCTGCTCCGTTTGGGCCAATGTTTCCGTGAAGTCCCAGTACATCTTTTTCCAGTACCTTTGCTGGGTCCAAGAACTTATACAGTACGTGCTCGATGTCTACATAGCCGCCTGCGGCCAGTCTTTGATACATATACTCAAGACCTTGATTGTACACTGTAATAACTTCAGGTGTCAATTTGCTGGGCCAACTCCATAGCCTGCTCATATACTGACGTTCAACTCCAGTTGCCGCAAATGGGAACTGACTTGAGCGACTCTTGCCAACAACAATCATATTTTCATTGGCATAGGCATCATAGAAACCAATGTCAAACTTATCATTGAGCAAGTACCTGCCACTCAATTTAAAGATACGCTGGACATCGTGAAGTAGTGTAGTTTCTACGTAGAGTTTCTTTAGTGCGTTTTGAAAGCACATTACTTCTGTGACATTCTTTACCACGTCCCAGTTGTCTGTGCTGTGATATAAACCAGTTACCGACGGATCGTCTGAGAATGTAATTAGGTTATCCGCCAGACCGGCAATGGCCTCTGACTGTTCTGTGGTTAGCGGTATTGCACCCATTTCCAGTACAATAATTTTAGCATCTGGAACGCTGTTCCTAACACCAGAAATAGTGGCCAAAGTTTGACCAAGTCGTTCTTCGTTAGAGTAGACACCAAACTTTGTATTAACTGCGCTGGTGATTAGAAATGCATAGCGACTCATTCTGCAGTTTTGCTTTCGCTTTCGAGATGGCTTTTGATAACTCGTAATGCTTTGCGACTAGTGTCGTATACGTATTCTTTAGTCTCTTCTTCAGTGGTGACTACTAAAATAAAGCCATTTGCCGCTTTGCGGATTTCAATTGATTCAAACATTGCAATTCCTTGGAATAAAGTTATAACCAATACAGTATAACGCTATTCGACTACTTTGTCAACCTTCTTTGATATCAATTTAATCAAATAGTATGTGGGATCAAGCTCAAACCAATGACGATGTCCGTAATTGGGATTTTTTGCATCTCCGTGATGATTGTTGTGCCAAGCTTCGCCCAAAATTAACGGAAACAACCAAACAACATTTTTCGAATCGTTGTCAGACGAGTAATTGGTATAACCATATTGTTGACTGTGATTCAAGCTGGTTTGTAAAGCAAAGCTGTGCAGGGTAATAAATGCAGGCAATGCCATAGTATACAACCATAGATCCACGCTGATCAGTGCCACCACTAAGTGACTAATCCAAAGTATCTTTTGGTAGTGGTTGTGTACAAACAAACAATCAGGATCTCGCAATAGATCTACACAACTCTTGGGACTCAGATCGCCGTTGCGTAGCTTGAACATCCAAAGAATATAGCTGTGCCAGAATCCATCTTTGGGACTGTGTGGGTCGCCGGGTTTGTCTGTAAACCTATGATGATATCCTCTGTGCGTTACACACCAAAAGATTGGACCACCTTGGCCAGCAATGGCAGCAAACCATAACATTAATCGTTTAAGCCAAGGATGCACTTCGTAACCTCTGTGGCTGAGTAATCTATGATAACAAGCACTGATGCCCAGCATCATAATACAAACATAACCTACAATGGATGCTATCCACCACCAGCTGGGTGCAGAGCCCGACAGTATGTTAACTATGGCCCAGATAGCAAATATCTGCATAGGAATAATACTGCCCCAAAGATTTGGCTGCTCTTTGATGTTGGTTAAAATTAGTTTGATGTTCGTCTTTTCCATTGTTCAAGTACTCCAGGGTTACCGTGATAGATTATGTTTTGCCAGCAGGACTCGTCGCATTCATTGGGACAAGTTAAGTATTTGTAGTCAGTGGTACTAAACTCTAAATCGTAACCTGTTCGAAATTGTCTAGCAACCCAACGTTCCCAATTATTTGTTTCTCTACTGATAAAGTATAGTTGGTGATTGGTATTTGTATTTAACCACTCAACTTGACTGACTGCAGAACAGCCAAAGCTAGGACTCATTGTACTGGGTGCGCTGGACTTACGTGCATTGTATACTTTCCACAATCGATTCAAGATCCTATAAGCGTCCGTGGGCCAACAATCTCTACTGGCAATACTGCTACACATCTCAGCATCGTTGTTATCATCAAAGTGAATGGTCAATGCTACAGCAAATGTAAAGCTGTCTCGGCCGTAATTCTTCCACAGTCGGTGATCTGTATCGTTGTGCTGTTGTTCGCGCAAATGGTCAAATAGTTGATCCATTTCCGGATTGGTGCCCGGTGCCCAAGTTACTGTACGCATTCTTTTAAAAAGTCAAAATAATCAACTACCCAATCACCGTTGTATTCTTGTCCTACAATCTTTTCTATTAGATCAAAACTTTCGTTACTGAAAATATCCCGCTGTTCGATATTTTCATATCCGTGGTACTTGGGACGCTCTTCTAGGTTAAAGCCGCTGTGTCTATTGTAAACAATCCACTTGCTACTAAAACTGCTGGTCTTACCCGGTATTCGATTGTTGGCCAAGTCCCACATTCTAGAATCTTTGAGGAACTCATAGTACATTTCTTTGGTGTAACGATTAAAGTGCGGAGTGCCACAAATATTGTTTAACTTAAAATGATTGGCCAAGCCGTATTCGTATTCGTGGATCATAATGTTCCAGCGATTTGTTTCCGGATCTAATCTAATATACGGTTCACCATCACCACACAACACAGTACCATTGAGTTGACTGATTGCATAGGCTGTGGCAGCATATTGAAATTTACTACAGTTCATTGCCAAGCAATGCGATACATCTGTCCACTGTTTACAAAGTCATCAAAGTTTAAATCAAACACCATTGGTTCAATGTTGTGTTGCTCGCAGTACTTGAACGCATAGGCTACATCGTGTGCGTTGTAATCAGGCAATAGCTTGATAATTACGGGTGTAATTGGAATATCCAAATGATTAAACAATGCCAGGGTATATTCACTGTCAACACCGCCGCTGTACATTAGGTGTAATTCACCTTGTCTGCTATCTGCAACCATCTCTGCTGCCTGCTTACTGGCTTCAAAATAATTGGTTGTTTCGGTGCTGGTAGTAGTATCTATGTCCACGGAAAACGTATTGCCCGATCCACAAGGACGTAGATAATTGTTGTGTACTAGATTCATTTTGCTCCAATCTTCATATATCTTGTATAACTATTCGTTGGATATACAAACTCTCGACTTTCCAAAAAACAAGTCAGTCTCAGAGGATATGCGTCATCAAACTCTTTAATACTATTGTATGGTTGCACACAATCTCTATGGCCGCCGGTTCTACCTTGTAATAGTAACCAACTGAATTTAGGTATGCGTTCAAACCATTCTGTGCCTTGAATATTATCTGTGCTGGTATTAATGACTAGGTTCTTGCCCACAGGATGGTCAAAGGTATTTGCATCTTGCTCAATGATTACCAGTTTGCCCTGGCAGTCTAGTCCATTGCATATTATACGTGCCTGTGCTTGGTATTCACTGTCTGTGTCCACCAAGTAGATTTTATCAAAGTTTAATACCCCAGTGGCATAAAGTAGAAAAGCCATTGTACCGTTCCAAGAACCCAGCACAATGACATTGTCTATTTTTGCTATTTTTAATTTTTTTATTTCCTCACAGAGCCATAACTTACTTTCGATGGGGCCGTGAGCAAAACTATCATTGTCTATGTTCATAAAAATTATTGGTGCCGACTATCGGATTCGAACTGATGACCTATCGCTTACAAGGCGATTGCACTACCACTGTGCTAAGTCGGCGTATGTGTGTATTTACACGACTGGTCAGCGTGTAAAATTATTTGGTGCTCCGACCCGGAATCGAACCGGGAAGCCGTTAAGCGGCAGATTTTAAGTCTGCTATGTTTACCTATTTCATCATCGGAGCATTTATTATTTTGTATTCATTGACTATCATTGTATTTGGTGCGTCGAACAGGACTTGAACCTGTGACCCAGCGATTATGAGTCGCTTGCTCTAACCAACTGAGCTATCAACGCAATGTATGTATTATATACGAAATTTAGCTAGCTGTCAATAGACAATCATAAAACCTGGCAAATTATTTCCAGGTATATGACTAGGTGCGTGGTACTGGAATTTGAATGCCAATTCCTTAAACGGTTTAGTTGCAACAACCAACCCACCAGCATCAGTGATGTCCAATCGTCCCAAGTGTGCTTCACTTTGATTAACAATGTTGGTCATCATCTTGGAGTACTCTCCAGCCGTTGGGCCTTTGGTCACATAGTTCAATGTGCCAACGCCAAGACTGTAAGTAATAATGTCTGCGGCAGCCTTAAACGGATCTGACTTAAAGCTAGGGTACCCTGCTACTTTTTCTCGTTCCGAATTGTCTGAAGAGATAGCATCATCGGAACCAAGATATAACTTACCATCAGCTGGCATTCCAACAAATTTTAGATTGGCCTTGGGCGTGGGCTTAGATGTCTTGGACCAGTTTGCTGTAAACACAGCCAGAGCGTGTTCTAAGAAGTGTTTGTATTGTGCCTTGGTGCCTTCTTTCCAAGGCCAGACCTGCATACGTTGATGTAGTTGATCCCAGCTGTTAAATTCGCCAAACTTCTCCACAGCTTCTTTATACTCAGGAACACCAACCAATGCAGCCGCCCTGATGATCTTATCAACGTTTTTTCCACCTGCACTTGGATGATATCCTTTGAACAACCTGAATAGTTGTTCTTGGCTGTCATCACCTTCAATGCTCTTTTCGTAGTTGTCCATTAAGTCACTGATACTGCGGAAACTGGTGCCACTGCCTGTTAGACTTTTAACACTGTATTTGTTTTGTCCAACTATAACGTCTACTAATGGAAAGTTACCTTCTTTGGGAAACTCAATTAGTTCCGTGCCACTGGCAAACATTAACGGAGCCAGGATTTCACCAAAGTCTACGCTTAGTTGATTACGTGCTCTGTCGCTTAGATGTTGATTAATTTCTGGGGGTAGTGTTCCGCGACCTCCACTGGCTGCAATGTCTAGTAGACCTAGTAGAATACTGGTAAGCTCGGGGCGTGTTTTCGTTCGTTCTAATACAGCCTGTTTAGTTGCTTGTACCAGATTGCTTTTAGTATACTGTTGTCCTGCAAGACCCAGGGTTACAGGAGTGAATTCTTTGATACTTACAGCGACACCACCCTCTTTGCCTTGCCCAGAACTAGCCACAACCAATGTGTAGATAATAGTGGTCACACGTTGTTGAACTTCAGGATCAACCTGGTGTGCTTTGCCAGCTGGAATTTGCTCAATTGCTTGAGCACTGGTTTGGAAACTTAGAATGTTGCTACGATACTTACTGCTGATGGCAGACTGTTCTGGCTCAGCAGGCAACGAATCCAAGCCTAGCTGTTTAAAGTAGGACAGCATTGCCTGTTTTTCTGCACCAAAGATACGTATATAAATCACCGGGCTAGCTGACTTCTTTTCTACCTGAAATTTGTAGTCAGGCATTGCCTGAAACAGTTTTTGAGCCAGAATGGCTGTTTCTGCCCTAGTAGCATATCTTGCATCTACAGCAAGTTCGTTAAGTGCAATTTCGTTTATTTTCATTGTGGCGATCATTCAAGGTCCTTTTGTATTTAGTTGGTAACTAGTATGAGTGTATTATACCACAAATAGCGACTAACGCCAACCAAATAATCAATTTAAGTTAGGTCTGTTAACAACTACAAGTCTTATATCATATATTGCGATGCAACATAAATACTAGTAGAAACACTAATATGGTTTCTACTTATATAACACTACAAGGATAACACACAATGTTAAAATATGTTGAACAACTCTTACAAAGAGTTTTACACCAACCCACTGGCTTGGAAGCCTTTATTGCCAGTAAAAATCCACAGAATGCCGGTGACGTTGATCACTGGATGCGGGTTTACCAACACAAAGGAGGCTTCTATGGTCTATAAAATTAAATCATTATTTGCGGCATTTCTTGATCTTGCAGAAAGCTTCGGGCAAGCTAGAGCGGCCGCGCATTTAGCCCGATGTGGAGAATGGCAACGTGCCAAGGAATTGTACCAAAAATGAACTTTATTGATTCACTATTAACTTTACTGCGCTGGAGTAAAGAAGGATGGGAAGTTCATCCAATATTCACTGACAGTGAATTTGAAGGCTGGATTTAACTAGGCTGCTCCGCCAGTTAGCAACTCAATGACAATTTTATCTTTAAATTGTTTGAGTTTGCTCTCAAATAGGTAGCAAGATTCTGCTATTCTATTTACATCGCCTTCCCATAGCAAGTTATGTTGAAGATGATTTGCCCACGTGGACAAATCGTCTTTATCTTGCTGAATATCTAAAACGTGCTCTTTGGGCCTGGCCACTTTGTAAAGTTGCCATTCTTGCAATAAGTCTTGTCCCTTGGACCTAAAGTCTATCACAGTGTGATATCCTCCATACCTGCTGTACGAAGTCGAACAATGTGGCCAAGTTGCCACTGCTTTGCTTCGAGGCCCTTCATTATACCCAACCACCGATTGCGTAGTAATGCCACTTCATTGATCAGTGTTTCATAATCAATTACTTCATCTTCGCCGTCGACATACTTTTCAGCGTCGCGACTAGTCAGAGCCCTGGCATAGGCTTCTAAATACTTTTGGAAATGTTTACGTCTAATTTTACGCAACTGTATATTCAGATGATTGAGCACCGCTTCAATTTCCTGTAATTGGTTGAAGCGGTGTTCAGTTACACCCGGCAATCGTGCTAGACTTTTTTCTACAGAGCCAAAAATCTTAACTTCAGTTTTGGCTTGATCTAATTCAGCGTTATAATAATCAATAAATCCCGGTAGATTACTAATATCGCCAACTACACGGTTATACCACATAAATTAATCTTCGTAGTCGTAAGGTTCGTCCTCGTCCCCATCTTCGGAGTCGCCTGCGGCATATTCTTCATAGCTACGTTTTAAATAGCCATCAACACCTGCCAACTCTTTTAGATCCGGATCATTTAATATGTCTACCATAACACTCATTAGTGTGTCAGCGGCGCCTTGTCTTTCTTTAACAGGCACGTATTCTTTAAGAACGGTATAACATTCGACTAGTGTATCAATTTCGATGCTCATTATGCGGTTTCCTCTTCGGCTTCTACTTGCGTACTTATGGCTCGAGGATTGTCAGTGATATCTTTCATTACAGTGTCTAGACATCCATCATCATTACGTTCCCAACCTTTGCGGAACTTTTTAATGATTTCGCCTGTGACACAGGTAAAGACCAAACTGTTGCCTTCTTTCTTAAGCAAGTTTTTAGCTTCAAATAAATCAGTCAATCCACTGTAGGGATTCATACCTGTTTCATATGGAATTTTAACTTGTACGCTTTCGAAAGGTTTAGCATATCGTGTTTTCATAATCTTGCAACTGGCACGAATACCTTTGACTTCGCTGATCTTGTTACCATCCTCATCCTCTTTGAGTTTGAGTTTTTTCATAGCAACAACGATAGAGCTAGCATAGATAAAGCCCTGACCACCACTGATCTTGTCATCTGGATCAAACATATCTTGCGATGCGTATGTGTGGTTAGTACAGACTAATCCTAGGTTTAAGTTACCAAACATATTAACACAGTTACGAACCAAGGCTGTCAGTGCTTTGGGCTTACGACCCATATCACCTTTCATATCACCTGCTTCGAATTGATTAACGTCTGTGGGCGTTAGCATCATACCCAATGAGTCTAATACAAACAATACCTTGGGACGCTGGTCTTCTGGAATAGTTTTGTACTCTTTAACAAACTCTGAAATCATTTTAGCAACATCGTCGATCATTGCCATATTCAACTTCAACAGTTTGTCTTCACTGGTGTCAACGTCCAGGGCCTTGAGCCAACCTTCGTCGAGAGCGTTTTCTGTGTCGATTAAGATACAGTAGATGCCTTGTGCTTGTGCGTTCTTAATAAGGTTACCAGAACAGATATACGATTTACCTGCACCTGATTCCCCGGCAAACACAGTGACCTTGCCCAAAGGAATACCTTTGTTAAAGTCGGCACTGATCAAATAATTCAATGCAAAGTTGTTTGTGCTGATCCAATCTGTTGGATCATTGAATCCAAAGCCAATTCCGTCAATTGCTTTGGTAATTGTTTTTCTAAATTTACTTACGTCAAATGGTTTTCCCATTATGATACTCCTTATTGAAAAAATACACGGGTGAGTGGGGTACCAGTTTATCTGTCTGGCCCCGGTTTCTCATCTCACCCGTGTAATGTGCCCTTTAGGCTTTTTGACGATTACGAATCATTGCCAGGATATCTTCTGCACGTTGGCTAGAAGCTTTGGCCTGTACTGGAGCAGAAGCTTCAGCTGGTTCAGCATCTTTTGATGCGGCTGCTGGTGCCGCACGTTCAAAAGGGATATCGTCTTCATCTACAGGAGCAGATGCCTTTGCAGGAGCTGGTGCGGCAGAAGCTGTGGAAGCGGCTGCTTTGTCAGACTGGAAGCCAGCTGGCTTGTAGTACTGACCCCAACGATCTGGATCATAAGGTTCACCATCGACGCTGGCTTCAAACATTTCTTTAATAACCTTAAGCTCAACATCTGTTGGCTTCTTGGGCAAGAAATCTGCCAAGTTGTAAAGACCAAACTTCTCAATCGCTTCTGCTTCGTCAGCAGTTAAGGAAGTTTCTTTACGTGCCCACTTACTTGTATTGTAGTCGGCATAGCCACCCTTGCTAGTTTTAGTAACAGTAAAGTCCAAACCAGCATTGTAGTCTGTGGGCATATTTTCCAATTCTGGATCCATTAGAGCCGCTTTGATCAAATTAAAGATCTGCGGACTGATAATGAAACGACGGATTGGATTCTCGGGGGTCTTGTCATCGCTCAATGGATTGTCGTGTACAAAACCTTGGAAAAGATAAGATTTCTTTTTCCAGTACTTACGACCCATATCTTCTAGTTTAGGATCCTTAAACCAGCCACGCACTTCTGCTAGTACCGGGCAAGCCTCTCCCCACATTTCAACGCAAGGAACCTGCACCTGCACAGGCTTGCTGTCTGACTGGCCTTTAATGCCAGCAAACGGTAGCTTGATCATTGCTCGTTCGATCCAGAAAAATGTGTTTTTAGAGTCTGCGTCAGGAAGAAATCTGACTTTTGCGGAAGTACCTTCTGCGATATTCCAATGTGGATAAATGGCGTTGTCGCCGCCCGATCCGGATGCGTTGCTTGCACGGTTCTCAGTTGCTTGTAGACGTGCGCGAATTTCTGCTAGAGTTGCCATAATGTGTTTCCTTTATAAATTAAGATGGTCTTAGTGTGCATAATCATATAACAGCACAGTGCTATTGTATGACAAAGTATTTATACTTGTCAACAAAAAAGGCAGAAATTTCTGCCTTTTGGTAAAGTCCGTTTTAACTTATAAGTTAACTAGTAGGTCCAATGGTCAACCAACCTTGCAATGCATAAATTTTAAGTTTGTATTCGGATGCATCAAAGTACATTTGTCCTAACTCTGGATTGTTTGGTGCAATATCTAAATAAGGAACAAGACCGGGTGTACCGCCACCAGTACCTGGTGCACCAGGAGGTCCTTGGTCACCTTTACTGCCAGTGTAACCACTGCCAGCACTTCCGGTATAACCGCGATCTCCTCGACTGCCAAGGTAACCTCGCTCGCCCTGGCCTTGACTACCAGTGTAGCCACCAGCAGGGCCTCTACTACCGGTATAGCCTCTTACACCCTCGCCAGTGTCACCTTTTTGGCCTTGGCTTCCTACTAACCCTCTTAGACCGTCGTTGCCTCTGACACCCTGGCTTCCTGTTAAACCTCTCGGGCCGTCAAGTCCTCTCGGACCGACGTCACCTTTGCTGCCACTATAGCCTCTTAGCCCTTCAAATCCCCTGGGGCCGGCATCACCTCTACTGCCAGTATACCCACGTTCGCCAAGTTGCGTACTTGGAGGTAATACTAGCGGTGTAATCTCTGACAATTCTAAATATTCTTGTGCCAATGGTGTTTTTAAGTTAGACATTATTTTAATCCTGCTAATCTACGTAATTGTCGCAATTCAATTTGCTTACTTTCCTGTGCCGGCATAACACCTGTACTTGCTGGATTTTGTACAGGTGGGCTCTGTGGGGCCTGTTGATTTGCCTGTGGTGTTAATTGACCAGGCTGGGGCTGTGTAGCATCAGCTGGTGTTTGCTGTTGTTGCATAACTTGTCCTAATTCTTCTGCCATTTCTGGATAGCCATTTTCGTTGAGCCAGTCAATGACCAAAGGACGTACATCGGTCTCTGGGCCTTCTTCACTCTGACTTGCTTCGTAAAAACTATCAAACAAACTGTCAGATCCAATGATATCGTACAGGGCGCCCGACGCATCTTCGCCGTTGGGTCCTGCACGTAGTGGCTTTTCCATCAATGATTTAAGTTCTTCTTTTTCTTCGTCCTGTTCCGGGGTGGCCCAGGTGCCCTCGGTAACCCGAGTGGTCCAGTCTTCAAATTCTGCTACAAAATCATTGGATCTGTTTTTCTTCTTATTCATATATGCCCTGTATACGTGCGGCAATGCTTCGCTTAGTCTGTCATCAAAGATCTTCTTAACAAATCTCTCTTTAAGAGAGTCAATGTCAAAATCGTCTTCCATAATGGTAGTGTCTGGAATAAAATTTTCCACAAAGGATTGGTAGCCTCGTTGCCCACGCATTTCCCCAAGGCATTGGTGTAGTTCACTGTAACGCTCAACCGCGGCTTCAATCATCCCAATGGTTTCTGCATCTTCGAATGTACGATTACGCATCTTGCGTACAAATACACTTAGGCCACTCATCTCTGTGACCATTTCGGTAATATGTTCCCCCAGCTCGTCGTGCATCTTTCCACCGTTGCTAAGGTGGCGTGCCATTGCACGAGCAGGGCTTAATTTTTTAAACGGCATTAAGAAACGCTCGCCTAGATGAGTCTCAACAAAGATTGCTTCAATGTTGCGTGTTCTTGCACCGTGTACTGTTTCGTCAACGTGGTCGCTGTGGCGCACAATTAATCTAACAGGACCCACTGTTTGGTAGCTACTGCGGCTACTGCCAAACAGTCGACTTTCGGTGGTAACTTTGTTTACATTAACTTCGTCGGTATTAAATGTACTGTCCGATTTGCTAACCTGTTCCAAATCTCGTAATTTAAGATTGCTACGAGTTATGTCTCTTGTGTCAAAGGACAACAAATTGCGTTTAGCAAAGTGTCGCATACCACGTAAAAAATCATACCACTCTTCTTTTTCGTCTTCTTGCAATTCGGCTGTGATGTTTTTACCAAAGTAAATTTTCAAGCTGTTTTCGTCAATCAGACTGATAGTGACATTGCCATAGTTATGGCCAGCTTCGTTTACAAAGTCAAAGTTAAAAAATCGTGCATCTTCGGGATTGCTGGTCGATTTAGCATTCTCGTTGCCTACACTGACGTTTTCAAAACGACTACGTATTTTGTCAAATAAATCTTCAGAAATTTTGTTAATTTCGCGCATAGTTGTATTTACCTTAGCGTAACATTATAAAAGGCATAGGTTCAATGAAATCATCGTCGGTGTTCCCGCGTAGTTTTTCGTCTAAATCTGCATCAAAGCTCTGTAGCGTTGCCAGCATACGCACAGCTAATAGCATACTGGTAACCAAATCGTCTGTTTCCCCGTCCTTGGCTGCAAACCCAGCACCACGTGCAATAAAGTTCTTCATTTCACTGATCAAGTTGTTGCTAGAAATATGCATCTTTTTAGTTTCTACCATATTTTTAAACTTAGAGCAAACTGCCAATTTACTTTTGTTAGTGGTTGTAAAGCCCTTGCGATATCTACGTGATGAGCCCACTTTAGCTGGTTCACTGAGAAAGGTACCTTTGATGTTTTCTTCGCCAATTTCAGAAATACAAATCAAGGCTGCTTCTCCTAGTGTATTGTTTTCTACACTGTAGTAAATGTCTTGTTCAGAATCTGTGTGTTCGTATAAGTGTTGGCAAATCTCTTTAATCAAAGCAGACTGTCTTTGTACTGTAGTTTTGTTATGTTGCCATTCACCAACTTGCAAACACTCGGGTAGTTCTAAAATTTGTATAGCCGCTGGATCGCCACCAGTGCCCAGACTAGGATCTAGTGCAACTGCATATACTTTGCCCTTGGTTGGGCGTTTGTACCAACGTACTTGCCCTGTGCGATACAATGGTTCGATGCCGCCCATTTCGGCTAGTACAACTGCATTGATTAATGTTTCGTCATAGATCAAGAACTCACATCCGTGTTCACGACGGAAACGTTCTTCGCCAATACGTCCAATTTCTTCTGCTTTCCATTTGTCGTCACGGTCTGGATGTTCGCTCCAATGTGCCTGGTATGCTTTGAATCCGTTTTTTCCCAGCTCTGTTGGGTTACCAAATTCGTCAACGCACTTGTTAGCACCCTTCCAGATAAACGCAAATTGGTCCTCGTCACTGTTTGGTGTACTGGTAATAATAGCGCGGCCACCGGTGCTCAGTGTAGGGGAAATACTAGTCCAAAATTCTTTGGCAATAGAAGGTCTTACGAATGCAAACTCGTCACAGTACAACAATGAAATAGACATACCTCTTCCTGTTGTTTCTGTGGTTGTTTGTGCAACTATGCGACTACCGTTATCAAAGTCAATACTACCTTTGTTGTAACTGGTAGCACCTGCACGAATAAAATCAGGCACGCTTTCGTACGCATATCTAACACGTTGCATAATCTCTTGTGCGCCTGTGTATTTGTGTGCGGCAATTAGAATTGTACTGTCCGGAATAAACATAGCGTACCACAACAGGTAACCAGCAGCCGATGTTGACTTACCAGTTTGTCGCGGCATTAAACTGATACTAAAACGATTGTTATGATATGTGTCAATTAGCTTATCTTGATAAGGAAATGCCTTGTACAGCATACGCCCCTTGACTGGGTGCTGTATGTAGAAGTAGTTGTTTAGGAAGTACGCAGGACCTGTTAGCGAGTCAGCACATTTGGCAAATTCTTTTAATTCGAATTCTGTCCAAGATTCTTGTTGATGTGGTCGTTTGACCAGTGCAACTTCCATTGTTTTTGTGGTTGACATATTAGTGATGATAGCGTATACTAGACCTATGTTGTTTGGTTAAATATACTTATGGCCGATACCCTTCTACTAAATGCAGATTTCAATCCTATTTCGATCCTACCACTTAGCGTAGTCTCGTGGCAACACGCGGTAAAGTTATACTTTTTGGATCGTGTAGAGATTTTAGAAACCTACCCAAATCGTGTTATCCGTAGTGAGCATCTTACTATGGAAATCCCCAGCGTCTGTATGACCAAAGAATACTTCAACTACAAGAAGAATGTTAAATTTAGTCGTGCTAACGTTTTCCTACGTGACTTGTACACCTGCGCCTATTGCGAAGAAACATTTGCGTCCAAAGAATTAACTTTGGACCACGTGCTGCCTCGCGCCGCAGGTGGTAAAACAACTTGGGAAAACTCCGTGACTGCCTGTAAGCCTTGTAACTACAAAAAGGGCAGTAAGTTATGGAAGCCAAAACGAGGCCCTTTTAAGCCAGACTACTACAGCCTAATTTCACAGTGGAAGAATAGACACGTTCACGTGGGACACGAAAGTTGGCTAAAGTATTTGGGAGTTGAAGAGGCTGCGGTCAACGCCTCTTGGAGTTAATAAGGCTTTTCGCCTGTCAGGTAGGGCCTACTAAACCACAGTTTAAACCAAGCGTCGGTACCGGGTTGAATTTTATGTTCACGTTCGTACCGACGTTTTTCTGCGGCAGTGACACTGATATTACTACCCAGCAAGCTCATTCCACTGTCCGGATTCATTGGCGGAGATTCTTGGACTATCCCAGCTAATTTTTTAAGTCGCTGAATATCGTCCATTTAGATCTCAATTACCAACAATCTTTTATCTTCATTTGCCCAGCGGTAAACCGGCCATTCTACGTAGAGTAGCCAGGTCGCTGAGTTTGTCGCTGTTGTCTTGGACTTGATCCATAGACACAGGGAAGTCTTTACCAGTGGCCTTGCGTTGGAACGCAGGAACGTTTTCCGGACGAGCAGATCCACCGGGTGGGGAACTGGGCATACTAGCAGGGAACCCGCCAAGTCTGCTGTTGTTTTTACGTTGGAATGCAGGAACTGCCGGGGAAGCTTCAGACAAGCCAAGCTCGTCAACAAGACGTTGGGTAATCCATTCAAATGGATCTCCAGTGCGAGCCTTGGCTACACCGTATGGCATTTCACCATTGTCAACGTAATAGTCATATAATGCATCATACAGATCGTCATCTAAATCGTGACCAGATTCGAATTGTTTAACTTCGTGCTTGAAACGACTTAAGATATGCACCAATGTTTCGCCGCTTTCATCAAGCATTGCACTTTCATTTACGCTTTCGCCAATGGAAGCCAGTGTGCTTTGTAAACGTCGAATTTCAGAGTGCAGGCCTTTGGCTTCCAGGTCACGTGGCATCATTCTATCAGCATACTGATAACTGTCCCCACCTAGCTCTTTAAATCTAGCCATTTTGTTGGCCAAGTCAGCTTCTATATTACTACGATTTGCACGATTGTGTGCGGCACTGTCAGCCGATGCTTTGGCTCGTTGTGCAGACAATGCTTTTTCAGAACGTGATCTGGCACGATCTAATCCTGTTGTGCGTTGAGCAATTTTATGTTGTTGTGCGGCCAATGTTTCAGGACTTCTATCATTACCAAATGCTACATCTAAACTGCGCTTGGCGCGGTCCATATTGGATTTTTTGCTGTAGTCACCAAGACTAATTTCATCAACCTTCTTTGGAATACCGGCGTGTTTAGTGCTGGCAAAATCCTTGGCATCAGATTTACCCATTGTGCGGGCAGTCTTCTTTAGCTCAGGGCTAGCGCCTTTAACTTTCTCGCCCTTTTGGATGGCGTGAACCATTCCCATAAATTTTTGTTGTTGTTGACTAACAGCTTTTTCGTGAAATTGCTGTTCTGTCTCGGCGATGTAGTCTTTAAAGGATTTCATAATTAACGTCTTACCTTAATGCTTTCTAATTCTTCCATTAGTTGAGCTTCTAAGGCAGCTAACTCTCTAGCTTCTTTCATTGCCATTGGGTTGTCGCCGCCTCTGTAGTTGTGCTTAACCATTTGTTTTTGCTTGTGCAAGTCAGTGCCTTGACGCATTTGTGTTTCTACGCCTTGTGTTTGTGGATTAGGTTCGTTTGAATATTCTTCTTCAACTTCTTCCTCTTCCTTTTCACCTTGCTCAAAGCCACCCTGGTGTGCCAAAGGTACTAGTTCAATTTCTACTTCACCGCCGCCCATTTCTTGTGCGTGGTCAGACATATCGTGGTCGCCGTCTCCGTCGACATCCCCCATAGCATTTTTACTACCCATACCATCCATACCAGCAAGTTTCAACATTTGCATTAGTTCGTCGGCAGCGGCACCGTCGGCAGTGATGCTAACAGTCTTACGACCATCACGTGTATTGATGTTAGTGTTAATGCTCATACCAGAATCGTCTTGGCTTTCCATTGGACCACTGCCCATCATTGAGCCACCGGACATTGTTTCGCCACATTCGTCTAGTTGGCTTTCTTTAACTTTTTTCTTATCTTCTTTTTCAGCTTCTTTGCCTGTGTACTTGTCGCCCTTGACTTGAGTAGCAGGATGCTTTTTGCCGCTCTTGTCTGTCCAAGTAGTTTCTTTCTTTTCAGACGCTTCTTCGACTTTATCTTTTTCTTTGTCTTTGAGAGCCTTTTTCATTGGCTCTTTCTTATCGCCGTCTTTGTCCATATCTAAGAAGTCAGGCTTGCCACCTTCAGAGATAGCATCCAATCTACGTATAACGCTGGCAATGGATTCTTTAACATCTTCCATTTCACCGGGACTGGCTTTTTTCTTGTCAGCTACAGCTTTTTTCATTGGCTCGTCTTTGTCGCCATCTTTGTCCATATCCAAGAAGTCTGGTTTTTTACCTTCTTCAATTGGATCTGGTACTGCATACTTTTTGTACTGTGAGCTGTTGCCGTAAGACTTACGACCTTGTTCACCAGCTTCGGCTTCTTTGCCTGTATACTTGTCGCCTTTAACGGCAGTGCCAGATTGTTTCTTACCGGACATATCAGTCCAGGGCTTGTCTGTTTTCTCTGATTCGGTTAATGATTGTTTACCTTCAATGACAGAAAGCTTCGATAATAGTTTACTAAAGTCCATTTTTATTTTCCTTTTAGGGGGCTTGGTATTTTATTTTGGCTACTGCCAACTGGGCTCTTGGTCCCTTGAGGTAATGAGTCAGATGTTGTTCCGTCTGCCTTTTCTTTACCAGCAATTTCAAATTTGCTAACTTTATTCTTGGATAGTTCTTTGATAAAACTGCTTAAACGACGTTGACCAACTAGTTCTTGGCCGCCGGGTTGATCTTCTAATGCACCATCAGTTAACGCCGGAGTTGTGCGGCCTTGTCCAAGAGCTTCTGCTTCGGTGGTTGCTTCATCGGCTGCCTTGGTTGTTACTACAACACAAGACTTGTCTAATAGAGCACGTTCAGCAACTACGTGTTGTAGTTGTTCTGTGGTTGTTGGGTATTTGAGACTAACGTCAATTATGTGGCACTCGCAAGGCCCCATCTTAGGGAAGTCTTTGTGTTCTTGTATAGGCAAACGCTTGGGGTTGCCCATTTCTTCTACACAGTAAGTTTCTAACGCATTTCTTATTCTAGCTAAGTTTTCAGGTGTTACTGATACTTCTGCTAATTTAATACGAAATTCGTAGATCTTTTGTGTGTGAAACAAAAAGTCTGAAAATGATTTCATAGTGGTAAAAATCCTATTATTGATATTTATGCTATTGTAACTTCTTTGAGTCTTTGCCATCAGCTAAAATCTGACGTAACAACTCATTGCGATCCAATACTACTGCCTGTCCGTCCATTGCAACAGAGCCCGTTCCTTCTTTAGCAGTGGTTTGATCTAACCGCAATTTCTTTAACTGTAGATCTACCATACGTAATTTTTTATCTATTTTAGCCTGTTTAGCAGTAATAGCGTGTCCCAATAATATACCGGCTGTTTGTAGAATAGTGCCAGAGTACCGTGCTTCTACATTCATTCCTAAATCCATTAAATCTTCAAACTTATCCCTGGCTAGTTTACTTAATTCATCTAACTCTGTATCAGCACTGTCTAAATCGTGTACCTGCGGCAATGCTTGATCAATTCTATCAATGATGTTTTCAGCATTGGCTAATTCAAGTTTTTGTGTTTCGATCGATTCTGCTTCCTGTACGCTGTCTTGCGGAGGCAGGTCAAACAGCTCTTCCAATTTCTTAGTAATTTTGAGTCTCCTTATCTACCCAAACTCTTTTACCATTGTTTGGTCATAGCAATATTTAGCGGGTTTTTTTAATGCCGGCAAAGATATCTTCTTCGGTCACTATACGGAATTGTAAACCCTGCTGGGCGCACCAGGCTTTAGCGGCTGCCCATTTGGCTGCATTTAACACAGCGGCAGCTCTATCTCTAGGACTACGAGCACTCTCCATACTAACTTGAGTACGTGGCTTTACTTCAACAACTTCTGCGTGTTTTTGTCCGCTCTTGTCCACGTAAACAATTAAAAAATCAGGTACGTATATTGTATTCTTACCCGTAAATGGATTCCTATACGGAACCATAAACGGCTCGCTGGCCCAACTGACCACTGCCGGATTGTTGTCGCAGAATTGCATAAATGTGAATTCCCAACCCGATCTGTATGTAGGTTGTTTTTTACCCACATACTTGTCGCTATTTTTTACTTGGAATTTACCGGTGGCATATTTAGACATATCAAGGTCTGATTAATCTTGCCACATACTTGTTAAGTTGTGGGCCGTTCTTGAGTCCCAGATAGCTGGTACCCACTCTGTTTAAATTTAAAAACATAGTAAGGTAAGCATTAAGTTCTCCCTTGGCCATTTTTTTAAATTCTTCCAATGAGTCCATTGGATTCATTCCTTGACTGATTGATGTCAGTATCACTGCAGAGGCCAATGCCCTGGCTCCTTCTTTACTTTCACTGACTTGCTCAAAGTACCCAACAATGGCATCGTCTACATTTTGACTAACATTAATTCCGGGCAGAAAGAAATTGTTAAAATACTTTGATGTAGTATTACTTTCTGCATTGGCGTCATTTAAATTACTTGATTGTGTTGCCATCATAGACCTTCTTGTTCGGATTTCATACCGCTAATTTTTTCTCGAAGTTTACTCATTGAAATATTAATTTCTGTCATACGTGATTCTGTGGCACTGCGAATACTATTCTGTTGATTAATTTGAGAATCTAAGCCTCGTATTGCCAAGTCAGATGGCGTTGCCCCAGCACTAATCAATGCTTGGCGCTTGGCAGCCAACGAATCAACTGTTGCATCAATCGATGACAGTTGAGATTTGATGTTGTTAACTGTTGCGTCGTTGGCTTGCAGTGTCTGTTCACTGACTGTAATATTATTTTCTAGTAGTGCAAATCGAGCTGTTGCATCAAGTTTGCCTTGAGATCCGGCACTGGCAACATTGGCACTATCATTCATTGTGGGCTCTCCGCCAATGGCATTGCTTTCAGATGACCCGGCCATTAAAACATCTTCTTCTGTTGGCGAAGGTAACTCGTCGTATGGTGTACTAGGATACGCCTGATCAATATAAGATGTAGCATCGGTCATTTCTGTACTACGTTTGCCGCTACCGGCTAACGCGGCTATACCCAAGCCCGCGGCACCCGCTAGCCATCCGCCGCCTGCGCCACCGCCCGATCCTATTCCGCCAAACAATCCGCCAATTTTACCACCAACTGTTCCTAGATTCCCACCAATGCCCGGAATGCTGGGCACAAATATACCATTAGTTGGATTGTTACCACGTAGCACTCCTTGGCCAACCTGTAGTATGTCGCCAATGGCAGCACGACCTAGATCCATATTCTTTACATTTTTTACTAACCGGCCTGCTTTAAATGCTGCCGAACCATAATTTCCTGTGGCAAGGTCATATAGTATATTGTCAGCTTGTTCAAGTACACCGCCTTCGCCTAGTACACTACGAGTACCACCGCCAGCAACAGACAGTGGGCTTGGTGTTTTGTCGTAATGCAGGTCAGCAAAGCCCTTGACTATATTAGGTCCTACTTTACCATAGTAATATAAGACTGTTTCAAAATCAACAGACATAGTGTGTGTCATTGTGTCATTGGAACCAGCCTGATGTTCGCCGTGGTTAAAACTTTTAATGACTGGGTTGATTAAAACATACTCGCTGAAATTTTTTCTTGACAGACTGTAAATTCTTATACTGTTAATATACCGAGGAGCTAGACTCTCTCTAGGACTATATCCCCATTTGTTGGTAGGACGTTCGGCTTGATACTTATGATTAATCTTATACATCTCCTCGGGATAGTCAGAATCTCGATAGTGATAGTTGTAATAGTCATACCAAAAGTTTCTAACCACATTAGAGCTGTCGTCGTGGAAAGAAATACTAATTGGATTATATGTTATCTTACCTTGTACTAAGTTTGGGCGATTGTAAGCATTTAACTTTTTTACATCTAAACTAAATGTAGGTAGGCCAACACTCTTTGCCATCATTCCAAGTTCGTCAAACCTTGCCGGGTCTGGATTTTGGGGATCTGGTCTAACTACCTGTGTATTCAAATCAATGAAAACGTGATAAAGAAATCCAAACTTTGGAACGAGTCTGAAATTATCAGCCACAAATAATTTACTAGCGTGTTTACGATCAGCTAGGTTGTCGCCAGTGACAGCTTGGTTTAAAATACCACCGGCAATATTTAAGACGTCTGAGAATATATCTGCCATATGTAATATTTATGCATAAAAAAACCCGGCTTATGCCGGGTTTGTAAGTGTAACAAAAATGTTACTGGGTAATATTTTGTCCAATGGTACGTCCAATGAAAGTACCGATACCCGTTCCACCTGGAGTTTGAACTGCATTATCAAATAACAATGTCAATGAAATTTGCATTGGATTATTCTCTGAGTAACTTAATTCACCGTAGGCAGCACTCTTAACATAGCAACCATACAGTTCCCACGTTTCAAGTACAGTTGGCTCGTTAACGCCATTTCCGCCGTCAAGCATTTCGCAACGAGTGATAAACTTATAATCACTACCCGAACTTGCTGAGCTTTGTTCCATAAAGTCAAATTGTTTCTGGATCTGTTCGCCAATTAACTTGGTAACGTTGCCTGGAGCATCATCACGGATAACTGCGGTAACTTCTCCCCAACTTGGTTTGCCTGCCAACTTAACCTGACTGTTATACACTGGAATAACAATGTCTTCGAATGTTACTGTTGGTCTTGAAAATGTTACCATTTGCTTGGTTAATTCTACACGGTTACTGCTTACGCCAAACCCTTCAAAACTAACGCGATATCTAAATGGTAATTTTGGCATCAACAGACCTTGGCTGCTGGCGCTTTGATCGCTAGCTAGCGGTACTGTGAATCTTGTCAATGATGCGACTGCCATATTTGTTTCTCCTGTTACTCTTATTTACCTAAATTTGGTATGGTATTGAAGTGGCGGTGCCACTTCAATAAGTACCTATATTATGCTGTTCCGCCTTTAATTGTACCAGGGTTCTTTAAGCGAATTGGGATGTAGATAAACTCCACAGCCTTCATTGGCTCGATGGCAATGTCAACGTACAATTCGTTTCTAGCAATACGATCGCTAGTGTTGTTGCTAGTGTCACAGACTACCAGGTAGTCATAGATACCACGCTTAACAATTAAATCATTGAACACACTCTCAACTGTTTGCTTAACTTGGTCACGTGTAATCTTATCATTTGGCTCAAATAAGAACTGGTTAGCAATTGGTTGTAATACTGCACGAATGTAGTTTACAAGTCTTGCTACATTGACACGATCCAATGAACTGCTCACTGCACTACGTGTCTTCTGTCCATATACAACCAATCCTGTACCGTACAACAATGTAATTGGGTTTACATTTTGTTCGTACATAGCATCGCGCAATGCCTGATTAATACCTGTCTTAACAAATAACCCGCTGTTAGCATCAACATAGCCAATTGCACTGGCATTGTCTACTAGACCACGGCGTGTACCGGCTGGTGCAAACCAAGGATATGCAACATTGTCGTTACGTAAGAATGTACGCAACATAATGTGGCTAGCAGGAACAGCAACTTCGTTACCGCTTAGATCGTTAGTTAATGCGGTTGGGTAGTATAACGCAACGTATGGGTCGCGGTTAATGGCTACTTTATTGCTGTACTCAGTAATGCTGTTGATTGTAGCTGGTAGTGTCATTGGCATATCACCAATGATGAAACCAGTCTGGCTACGATCGTTGTTCAATCCAATTAGATTTACAATCAATTCTGGATATCCAGGGCAAGCTAACAATGTAAAGTTATACCCTTCTTCGCGGATGTCTAGACTTCCGTCTAATCCTGCCTTCATTGCTTTAACAACCAAGGCACGTTGTGCGTGGTGTCCAGCATACGGTGTTCCGTCTTCTTTATTGCCACTATCTGTTACCCAAGCATCCTTGGCGTCAGGTAATACTTGATTTGGATAAGCCTGTGCATTGAAGTAGTTGCTTACGAATTTCTTAACGTTGTATCCACCACGGCGTGTGTTGAACATCAATGTTCCACGTGGGAATAAACGATAATCTGGAGCATCTAAATCTAGGTAATCGCTAGTTTGCATAGCAACTACACTTGGGTAGGCGTCGCTAATTGGATCTACTTCGTCGCCGTTTGCCCAACGTGCATCGGCAAATATAATACCATTTTGGCTTACGCTGTCGGTATTGTCAATTAACTGCCACTTACCGGTGGCAGTATAACGATATAACTTAGGATAGTTCTCTAAATCACTGCTGTCTAACCATAGGTCGCCAGCAACCAAATCAGTGTTGTCGCTTTGTGTTAACGGCTCGCCAGCACTAACAATAACACCACGTGGGTCTGTTAGTTGTAGGTTGTATCCGCGAGCATCAACGCCTACGTTTTTATAACCTTTCCAGCCATTTGTATCTGCAATCATAATATCAATAGCAGTAGGATCGCTGTAGTACCATAGTGTACCGTCTTCGGGGTTAGTGCTTGGCGTAGAATCACTGAAAGTGTAACGAGACAATTTCCAGTTTGTTAAGTTAATACTGCCTTCTACAATATTTGCCACTACACCGTCTGTGCTTGTAGTGAAACCAGCTGTGGTTACAGGGTTTGTTCCAATACTGGTGTTTACTAAACTAATAACTCCACCAGTTTTGTGTGTTAGTGTAATACTACCTGTGGCATTTAGTTTAGCTGTAACATTTGGAATGTTAGCAGCCAACACCGCAGAAACAAAAGCGGCACCGTTGATCCCGTCAACATACAGATTATATGTTGTTGGCATATCGCTACCTGGTTCAGTAACCAACATACTGAATGAATCACCGGATGTAAACGTACCAGCTGGAGATCCAGAAACCACTAGTGGGCCACCTGATGTAAGTTGATAGAATTTAAAACTTAATTTTCCGTCATTGTTTGTGTTGTACTTGACAAACACACTGCCGGCAGCAATGTTCTCACCACCGCCTGTTTTGTCTAGATTATATAATGCATCGTATGCATCAGCATACAAAGGAGCCGCTACAGTAACCCAGGCTTGAGTTGTACTGTTATAACGCTTCAATGCAAAGCTAGCGCCTTGTCCTTGGCTAGATGTCTTCAACCAGATAGAACCAGTTGGGCGAGGAATAGCATCGTAGTGACTCCAGGCTGGATTTTGGTTAAAGCTACCGTAGTACAATGTTGGAGGATAGTGCATTCCGCCACTTAGTCCCAAGCCTTCAAGTGCATCACCCGAGCCATCAGCTAAACTTAAGATTCCGTCAGTGTCGCTACCATTGCTAGTAGCAGATTTAGTAACGTAGAACGTTAAGTAACCGTTTTCAAGTCCTGCTGTAACGCCAGTAATGTTTGCGGCATTAATGTCGCCTACAACATCAGCAAGGTCATTGGTGCCAGTGCCAATGTTAATACCAACGGTATTAATTAACAACTGAGCATCAGCAGTAAAATCAATTGTAGACAATATACCTTTGTGTGTTGGCAAACTTTCTTGCCAACCCTCTGTTCCTACAGCGACCCAAGTGTTAGAATTGTTTTTGTAGAATACATAGTTGTTAGAATCATAAGCAACCACAGCATAGCTACCAATAGCACCCAATGTTTCATTTGGCACTGGTACTTGGCTTACATAAGGAGCATCTTCTCTATTAACAATAACCAATGGCTTCTTATTAGAATAGGTGTTGTTTACTGCATCATACTCGTAGATACCAAAGTTTGTTTTAGAATAATCAAACCAATTTGTGCCATTTGTTGGAGATCCAGTCGGACGAACTGTTGTTCCTACCAATTGGTCCAAGTCAATGTCGGCTCGCATAGCCCAAACGCGGTTGCCAGAACCTAAAGCACTATAAGCCGCTAGTAAGCCATACTCGTTTAATTCGTCGGCGTGGATTGGAGTTCCAGATGCGTTTAAACGGAAGGTTGGTGTACCAAATGTAGCCACCAATTCGCGTTGGCTACTGATACCGTAAATTTTACCGGCATTTGTTTTTTTAGTACCAGGAGCAATAACGTTGTTAATTACTTTATTTTCGCTGGAAGCAAATAATACAAATGGAATGGTACCAACTGCTGTTGGTAAATAGGCGCTTTCGTCAATTACTGTAACGCTTACGCCTGGTGAAACTAGTGCTGGCATATTAAATCCTTTAAGGTCAATGTTAAAGTTATTTATTTTGGTCTTAGCAAAAGGTACCAGTTGCAGGTCCTTTGCAAAGGTCAGCCATAAATATGATATGACTAATCGAAAATTATGCCCTACTTGTAACGCTCATCTGGTGGCAGTCAACTACATTAAGGAAAATGTTACTCACTATCGTAGTATGTGTACGGTGTGCATTCACAAAGGTCGCAAGATTAAGCCTCAGCCACCTGCTTGGTTTAAGAGTGGCTATCGAAAGAAGCCACAATGTGAGAAATGTAACTTTAAAGCAAAACATCCTGAGGATCAACTCAGGGTGTTTTATCTCGATGGCAATCTACGCAACAATACGTGGACTAACCTTAGAACGATATGTTTAAACTGTCAGCAAGAGGTTTATAAATCCCGACTTCCCTGGAAGGTTGCGGATCTGGTACCAGATTTTTAATCTGTGTATACAACTGATCCAATGTACCGTTGTTATCTAGTACGGCATCAAAATTTGATCCCACCCAGCTGTATTCACTAGGGTGAATATTGTTACGAGCTAGCATTGCTTTTCCAATTGCCCACCCCATATTAGTGGGTCCAGCGTTGTAGTTGATAGCGTGTGTAATCCAGTCGGGTTCTGGGCCCCTGACAATACGCACCACTATCCCGCCTTGATTTTTAAGTGCAACGATCTCGTTGGGAAAACGACAGTCACTGATTACAATGTTATCTCGACTGGTGCGTATTTTGTTTTCTACGCTGGCTATCCAGATGTCATCGTGAAAATGCTTACGTAGTACATCTGTGCCCCAGTATTGCAATACCCACCTGGGTGTTATATCTGCACCAAGGCGTTCGCTCCACCAATCATCACGGGTTTCGCGCCATTGTCTACTTTCTTTAGTGCGACCCTCGAGCATATCTCTTGGCCATCCAAATACTGCACAGACAGCATCTTTAAGGGTATTAGCAAAACTTTCCCTACGGAATTCGTGGAAGTTAACCAGGTAGTCTGCAACAGTATCTTTGCCAGATCCTATAAAGCCGCAAAC